CTCGTATGCTGACCGCCTCCGCACTGTTCCTGGCTGTCACGACGGCCATATCTTGCGTAAAACAAGTTCGCTATACGGGAGTGCATCAACGCGTCTATCTGTTGCATACCGCGCTGAACCGAGTAATAATGAAAGTCGATCCAGTTCATGCTGGCCGTCGTGGAATTACCTGTTATGCATGAACGCAACTTGCTACCTACCACGCTACTGCCTACTACCGCGCAAAGATGTTCCTCGTTGGCCACCCAATCGGGCTCCATATCCTCGATCTTGTCGGAGTTGGAAAGAACCACCTTGTCAAACTCGGCAGTGTTCAGGATCGAGAAGTGCAAGGCCGTGGCGTCCTCCGGAACATCCGATATCAAGTACATGCCGGCCTCGAACTTCAGACCGATCGTAGGGACCACGATGGTTTTGACCACGTTTCCGGAGCCGTCAACAAATAGACTGCCGACCAAACCCGTACCGGGAACACTCGGAAAACGTACACGCTTATAGCCTTGTACATCCACCTTGCAGACTGAATAGGTCTTGTCCGTGCTATAAGAATCCTTCAACGTGGGTTTGCCACTCAAAAGTTTGCGCTCTGTAAGGAAACCGCCCTGCGTGTCTTTGATGTCGTCCAACGTCAGCACCGTCACATCCGGAACAGGAGGCATATCGTCAGGGCCGTTGGAACTGTAACAGCTGTAATATTTCTCGTTCAGGTAGTCATTGACACCTTTCGACCAAAAGAACGGTTCGTACATCATCCAGTCGCCCTCGCTGCTGTCAAGTTTGGCTGCGCTGCCATCGTAGTATTTATTACTGCTGGTATCATCCAACGGACAATAGGTCATCTCGCCGTCCGGATTGTTCACGTCAACCGTCTGGCCCGCCATCTCCACTTTACGGCTCGTGGGCTTTTTCGTCACCTTGGCAAGCACACGGTGGCGCTTCTTGAGGATCGCCGCCACGTGGGCATTCATGACGTAAGTATTGCCATACTTATAACCGGTCTCGTTGTCCGGGTTGGAAATGTTGGCATCGTCCGGAGCGCTTTCGTCCGACTCGATGATGCTGTAGGCCGGTTGTACGATCTCCAGTTCCGGATACCGCTCACGATACCGGTCGGCCTGTTCGTCATCCATGTACTTTGTCAGGCAGAGCCTGCCACGCAATCCGGAATGACGGTTGTCTATCGCTCCGGTGGAGGTATAGGTACCATAATCGTAGTATTTCCCGAGCAGCCTGCCGTCATCCTCCATATCGATGTCAAGGACAAAACGCTCCAGTTTACCGCTACCGTTCAACTTGGCCTGATGAAGACGTTCCAGCATGGCAAACCCGTCAATGCCCGGACAACCCATGAACCGGTAGCCTCGCACGTTACCGATGCCATCCAGTACCAATCCGCTCTCTGCCAACCTGGGAAGATATTCCAGAAACAGTTCCTCTATCGTTTCCGGCAAGCATAACTGCACAACAGGCGCACCGGTGGCAAGTTTCACGCGGGTAAGCCCCGTGCCTCTCACGTCCAGCTTCTTCAACCGTCCCTGCCAGCTCAAGTCCAAGGTCGTCACGTTGCCGTTATCGCCATTCCGTGCCAGCAGGTTGTTGCGCATATTAAGCTCTTCCAGAAGAAGCATGCCGTTCGTCGAGGCCATGAATGAACCGTTACGATAACCGCTGGCTTTCTCCACGCTCATGTCAAGTTTAACCAATGAGGTAAGCAAGCCGAAATTGAATCCGATGGCGAACGCGTCCTCATGCCACACCAGCTCCTTGACTTTGGCCGCGCCGATAATCTTCAGCGGGTCGTTCTCACCGAAGGCACGGGTCAGCTGCAGGGAGTGGAGCACGTCCGCATCCACCACGCCGCTGTCGGCCTGCACGCCGTTGCTGGTGGAAAGCTGCACACGGTACGGGATGGTCAGCCGGTACTGCATCGGCTTCAGTTTGTATGCCTTGTCCAGCGATGCCGTACTCTGGTAGAACTGGGCGCCCAGCGTAGAGACATAACCGTACTCCACCTGCTTCAGGTCATACCTGCGCTGGATGAAATAGTTACGGTGAGCTTTCAACGAACCCTTCAGACCGTAGATCTGCGGATACGTCTGTTTGGCACCGTCAGCCCCCACCGGCATCTCGTTCAGGAACGGATACACATACTTGAAGATGCCTGATTTGTTGTACAGCCGGCTGCACCACTTCTTCATCTGCTCGGTGTCGAAATGGTCAACGGCCTTCTGGATGCTGAAGGCACTCATGAAGCTGGTACCGCCGTTCACACCCCTGGTCATCACTTCCTCCAGCAGATTGCCCATATTGCCCAGTATCAGGTTCCACAGCCAGCTGTTGTGTCCCTGCATCACATAGGCCCCGTCTCGCTTCGTCTGCCGGTTGTCGTCATACTTCCCGGTCAGGAACGACTTGTTGTCCGAACCCAGCTGGCAGTCACCGTCGTAATAGGTTATCCACCACATCACGCCGTCCCATGTCCGCACCAGCATATTTTTCGCCAGCTGGTCCACACCCAGGTTGAACTGTACATACAGGTAGTAGGCGGCCAGGTTGGGAAGGTTGAAATACTTCCCGGCTTCCGCCTTGAAGGTCGGACTCACCCATTTGGCCGTCGGGAACTTGTTGCCGTCATCCTCATAGTCCACCCCGTCAAAGGTGTGCGTCTCCTTGTTATAGGCCAGATTCTTGCCGGCAGGCGTTTCCTTCACGCATTTATAAAGGAAACTCATCATGCGGTCAAGCGCCTTGTACATCTTGTCGTACTTGTCACCGGTGCCCAGGTGTTCCTTGATGTTCGGTTCTTCTTCGGCATCACCTCCGCCATCGTTCCAGAACACGTCTTTCGGATGGTTGAACTCGAAACCGCCGTCAAAGTTGAAATCCATGAAGTCCGTATGGTCGGGCTCCGTGGACGGCAGCCAGCGGAACAGGCACAGGTCGTTCGAGTTGTTCAACGTCTCGATGCAGATGGGCAGGTATTCCTTCGGCCGGTCGCCGTTCGCCTGCAGGTAGTTCAGCGTATCACCGGTCCCCCACTGTTCTTCGCCGATGGTCTTGTCCTGGCCGAATATCGGGTAGCTGTCGCTCTTCTCGTTGTTCATGTTGTACTGGCCGTAGTAGGTCAGATCCTCATCCACACTCTTTGCCACAAACAGGTCACAGGGCAAGCCGTCAATGGCCGAGCGTATGTCTTCCTTGCACGTATCCGCATGGTCGGCGGCATACTGCTGGGCAGGGGTCAGGATACCCATTTCCTTCATGCCGTCATGGATGAACTTCGCGCCACCGGTGTTGGTGGTCATGGAGGAGTCCGAAAAGTCACACTTCGCACAGGCGAGTTTCGCCCCCACCGAGTTGTCCCGCAGTCGGAACAGGTTCTTCTTACCCTCCGTAGCTGTCGGGTTGCTCTGCTGCCCGTTACCGTCTATCTCGCCGTAGCTCATCCGTGCCGTGTAACCGCTGGCTGTCTTCTGGAAGTAGAAGCGCAGGTTCTTGCGGGCATAGTTCACCGAACTGGTACCCTGGATACGCAGATAAATGTCACGGGCTATCCAGTCCAGCGCCCGGTTCTCACCGTTGTAGAATCTAACTTCCCGGCACAGCTTGTTGGCCTTCTTGTTGTTCAGCTGGGCCAGCGCATCCATCACGTTCAGCGTGTCGCTCTCGCTTGGCACCTCACTGCCCACGCTGCCCGTGCCTATCAGTACCAGGATCGAGTTCCGCCGCTTCTTCATCAGTCCCATCAGCTTCTCCATGCTCACCGTGTCCCCCTCGTTCAGCACGCGGTTGTCCTCATCCAGCGAACGCACGCCCGGTTCCCCGTCGGCATCCTCCAGATGGTTGCGGTCCACGATGTAGTTGTTAAGCACCTCGTCCGAAGTCAGCGCCTTGTTATAGATGCGCACGCTCTTCACGTTCAGGTCAGCCCCCTCCGATTTAAACTCCAGCTGGCTCCGGATGTCGAAGTTCACCTTGTCCAGCCACTTCGAGGCGGCCGACTCCTCCCCGTTCACATAGAAGCCGATCAGCGTCCGCTGCTCGTTGGTCTCCACGTCCGGATAGAACACGTAAGTGATGCGGATATTCTTACCGGGTTCAAACTTCGTACCCACCGAGTCCTCATAGCGCAGGACCTGACCGGCATCCATCGCCTCCGTCACCACGCCGGTAAGGAACTTCGCCTCCTCCGGGGTCACCACCAGCCCGTAACGGTTGCCGTTTTGCAGGGTGCCCAGACAGGTGATCAGCTCCGCGTCGGTGTCAGTCACGTTGGCCGTGCTGTATTCTATCTCCAACGTCATGCCCACGTCGCGGATGGCAAAACCCTCGGGCTTGTCCGCCTCGTTGAACGGGCGATAACCGCCGTCTGCCGTCAGGGTCATGCCCGCACCGCCGGCCAGCAGCAGGCGGTCCTTGTGCCAGCCGCTTCCTGCGCCGTATTCGTTCACGCTCCACAGCACATCACGGAATTCCATCCGTTTGTCCCCGCTCACCCAGCTTTCCGGGTTGTTTTCCGTGTTGCTTCGCCCGAAGGCATCGAACGTGCACACGGCATCCGGTGCCAGCGTGGCTTCAATGTCGGGGTGCGATGTGGTGTTCACCTGCACCTCAAGCACGGCATCACCGCACGACACACGGTAATCCAGCGGTTCCACGTTCACGTTCGTACGCCCGTAGCTGCCGGTCTCACCGCGCTGCAGCAGGTCTTCCTTCACCACACTGCCCCGGCTGGTCACTTTCACACGGGCCGTGTACGCATCCCTGTCATAGCCGGCATACGTGAAGTTCCACGCCGTGAACTGCTCTGCCTCCAGTACGGGGTGCTTCCAGTCACGCTGGAACCCTGCCGCCCGGTGGTTGAACATCATGCCGGCATAGGCCGTCACACCTTCCCCGGCTTTCAGCAGGGTCAGGTAGTGTATCTCGCTCACCACGCCGGAGTTCTCGTGCAGCGCATAGGCTTCCACCACGTTCATGCCCTCCCGCATTTCACTCAGCGCAACGGTGACGTTCTTCTGCTGGACACCGGAACCGGCTGACAGGCCAAGCGTATAGGGCTGCCCGCCGTTGATACGGTAGTAGATGTTCTTCTCGCCACTCGTTCCCTTAGCTGTAAATGGGATGTTCACGTCGTTCCGGTATCCCCCGTCAGCAAGTCCGTTCCCAACCGAATAAGTGGTACTTAGTTCCATAGCCACCATCGTCACCCTGGCGGTAGCGGTTTTCATCAGCGTACCGCCATCATAACCGGCCTGCGCCTCCACCTGCACGGTGTAGGTCGTGGCATCCTTCAGGTAAGGCGACGCGTCAAAAGTATAGCTCTGACCGGCCGTAACGCCGACAAACTCCGCATCCTGGAATTCTGAAAGGACCGTGGAGCCACGTTTTACGACCACCTTGGCCTTCAGGTCGCTGTAGCCACTCACCTCGCCGCCACCGGCCGTGCCCACGCCAACGGCATATCTCACCACGAAACCGGTACCCAACGACAAATACTGGGAAGCGGGCAAGGAGGAACCCGAAGCATCGGTCAGGTCTATATTCACCACCACCTTGTCATCGTCGCTATACTTGGAAAAGCGTACCTCCCTGTCGCTTTCCCCGCCTTCGCCATCCTTCTGCGTGACTGTCATCACGTACTGAGTGCCGTCCTCGCTGTCCGTCACGTCGATATTCGTCACGGTGCCCACCAGCGAGGCGAACACCGCGCCGCTCGTGGGGGCTTTCGTCTCACCGGCGGCCAGCTCCTCCGTAGGGGTGGCCTTGTCATCAATACTTTTGATATAGTTCTCCACCAACCGGCCGCTCACCGGAAGATTACCCGTGGATTCGTCACCGGACCAATCGGTCTTCTGCATATCCAGACCGTCCTCGTCATACACTTTTTTCGCCATATCGTTATTCTTTAAAAGTTATTTCATCCGTTTCCAGCCATCCGTTCGGCTCCAGGGTTTGTCACCGCGCCAAAAGCCCGCGCCGAAACAGCTCCGGATGGCTTGCCAAACCAGCCTGGCCCCTATATAGACCGTCGCCACCACCCGTTCGCCTACACGGATGGCTGTCACCTCTTTGTTTCCAACACTTATCATACCTATTCCTCCTCGTAAATCAGGTAAATGGTCTTGCCGTCCTTTTCCGGGAGACTTTCAAACTCCTCCTCACTCATCTCCTTATGTTTGTAGCCTTGGGCTATCGCATCCTCGGCCTTCTTCGCGGCCGCCTCCGCCTTTGCCGCCGATTCACCCGCCGTCTGAATGGCCTTTTTTGTCTCCTGGGTGGCCGCTTCCATTTCGGGAGCCAATCCCTCCACCCTTTCAGCGGCCTTGATCGCCCGGGCCGCCGCGTCATCGGCTGGCTTGCTCAATAAGGTGATCGGGACGTTCACCAGTTTGTCACCTTTCTGTCCCGGCAGGGATTTGACCCCGCTCAGCGAGCCGACCGTCTCAAGGGATTCGACACTCTTCGATTCCGCCTTGACCGCCTCCAAAACCTGGGCGATATCCGATTCTGTCAGTGCCATATCAAACCCCTCCCTCTATCAGTTCATAAACTTGGCCGTAACCGCCGGCCGTCAGGCTCTCGCCACATACCTCCTTGATAAGCGTACCCTCCTCGGTGGTGATCTCCAGGATTCCACCGCCCTGGATGATACGCTGGCACAGGACGTAAGCCTTGAACTTCTCATCACGGCCTACCGGTTTGTCTTTTCCGTAATTGAACAGGGCCTCCGCTACGGCGGTGGCGATGTTGTCGCCGCCAAGCTCGTTCCCGTCAAAGCCCCTGAATCTCCTGTTTAAGTCAACTTTCATATCTCTTTGGTTTTAAATGTTTATTCCCCTGTATAGCCGACTATGATGCCGCCCCTCACGATAAGTCTTATTTTGTCAAGGTCGGGATTCTGGGCGGCACCATCCCCCCAGTTCACACCCTCGTTATACACGTATGTACCGTCGGAATTGCGGCTCTTGATGTACCGGAACCCTTTCGACGCACAAACATCACTTGTCAATCCGCTACCGGTATCCCTTACATCTACCGGACCCACAAAGAACCCGGCATAGGTCATACCGCTGGCCGGGTAGGTTAAGGAGCCTATCGATGCGTATATAGCGGCCCCACCGGATGTCGCCCCGACTGATTTTACGCCAAACCGCCCACTGGTAGCGCCATTGAAGGCCACGTCCACGATCCCCTCCGTCGAGGAACTCGAGACTCCCAGTTTCAAACTCCGGGAATCGTTTCCGAAATAATCGCGGCTCTTCCAATACAGACGGCCGGAATCGATGGTAAAGCCGCCAATCTTACCGCCGCTCGCCTTGACAGTACCGCTGATGTTCGCGTTCCGGGTCTCGATACTCCCGTCCGTGAGGACCTTGAAATAGCCGTTAGCCGTAACAAGCCCCTCCAGTTTGATTTGGTCGGCTTTAATGGTGACACCGGAAACAAGATTGCCGAACTCGTCACGCTTGACATAGACATTCAGTTCCGCCTTCTTTACAAGCCCGTTGCTTGTAACGCCCTCAGCGAACAGCTTGGAAAAATTGGCGGTAGTCACCAACCCGGATTTATTCCGCAATTCCCCGTTCTCATCGAAATGGACAGAAATCAGCCTGTTATATTTGGCCGTCGTGATAATGGAGGATGCCTCCAGCACATTGCCGTCCTTATCGAAATTCGCCGCCGCGATTCGGATCATCTTCTCCGACTGGTCGAAGAACGTGGCATACTTATACGCCAGGGCATCCGTCCGGTCTGTCGAGAACACCAACAAGGACACTTGGATAACACCCGTGAACGACAGCTTGAAGTCACCGGTCCCGTTCCACAGCCCGGAATGGTTGAATACCTTCTCCCCACCGACCGGCAAATCACCGTCGTAAGCGAACATGTTGAAATTCTCGTATCCGTTCTTGTTGGAATTGACAAACTCGATACGCAGGTGTCCGGCCTCGATCACCTTGTAATGGAAGGACAGGTAGACATAGCCCGGAATGCGAAGCCCGTCCCCGTTCAACTCCTTGAAATCGGGAATCGTGCGGAAATCCCCGTTCTTCTGCATGATATAACTGTTCGTTATCCTGACGTAAGGAACCTTGCCGGTCTTTACGACCTCCACGTTGCCGTTCTCGCTCGATACTAACAGTTTGTTACCGGCAAGAATCCACTTGCCGCCGAAAGTCAGGAACGCGGCCTTGTACCCGCTTATCCATTTACTCATCCCCTCGGTAAACGTGGTGTTATCGAAAAAGCTCTGCTCCTCCCTCACCTCGTCGCGCAGACCCTCCACGGCTGATTGTATCTTACCCTCCGTAATTTCAAATTTCGTCAGGATATCCTCGCCGGTCATGAGGACGAACGTACCTTTCAAATATACGTTGTCGCCATAGAGACCGTTCCCGTGTGGTTGGCTATTCGCCGGGAAAGCACTGTCCTTGATACCGTCAAGATTACCCACCCGGCAGCGCAAACAGCCGTTGAAGTTTTTCGCCATCACGCCATCCAGTATGTCAACACGTGGCTGGCCGTCCTCGGTAGCTGCTATGCTGATCAGGTTCTGCCGGAGCGGGTTTTCCGTGTTACCCATAAGTACACACTCATCGCCCGCCTTCGGTTCCGTCCCACCAAACTCCCTCTGGGGTACCGTTATCCCTTCCGCATCGCCTTCCGACACTTCCACCCAGTAACCCCGAATCTCCGCCCCCGTAAAAACGGCACAGCGCATCAGGTCGTGCGCCACGAACGTGTTCTCTTGCTCAAAGGAGATGCGGTAATTGTTGCCCTCCTTGGTCACGGTCTTGATCTTACCGTTGGCGGCGGAGACAACCAGCTGCCCCCTTACGCTGCGTACCGTTTCTATGAGCAGCTCCAGAGCCACCAACGTCTGCCGGATGGTCGCCTTGTCTATCGTGAGATTACTCAGCCCCGTTATTTTATCTATCCATATCTGCCAACCCTCGCCGAACATGCCGTCCACGAAACGGGTACTGCGGAGCAATTCCCGGATAACAGCCGTCAGAAACTCGGCGTTCCCGTCGCCGTCAACATTGCCTCCGGATTCACCGGCTTTGTAATCCCCAAAATAAGCCCCTTTCAGAAAACCGATCACCTCGGCAGCGGTATCCCGATGGCGTTTACTCAGGAATTCCCTTTGGCTTCTTTTTGCCGAGAAAAGGTTGTTGTCGGTCGGCAGCGTATTATCGAAGCTCCGGATAATATCGGGAAGCCCGGAACTTTCGGCCTTGGCTTTCGTATAGCTTTTCAATTCCCCTATACTGTCGTTTACCCTGTCAAATTTCGATACCTGCAGGGCGTCGCTGATCTCCAGGTCCATCTCCCCGGGAAGGTTTACCTTACGGGTGATCTTCGTAATGCGGCTCCTGCGGTAGCCGTCCTTTGGGAAATACTCGGCACTCTCCAAACGCACACGCCGGCCGACAAACAAATCG